CGCACGACGAATGCACGAGCGAGCCCCGGCTGGCGATGAGCACGGCGTGCTCCTGGGCCGAGACGAACACCCGGCCACGCGGCACCACGATCACGTCCTGGGCCACGGCCGCGGAGCAGAGCAGGGCGGCGAAGAGAGACAGAAACCTCATGGCGAATCCTTTCGTTGGAGGGAGCGAAACCGGCCGCAGCCTCCCACGGATCCGGTAGGCGTCAACCGGGTCAGCGGCCGAGTTTTGCCATCAACTCCGCCCGCCGGGCCGCCATCTGCTCCGGCGTGATCACCACCCGGGCCACGGCCTTGCTCTCGACGCCCACCGCCGACACGCCGCTGAACGACGCCGCCACCGCGGCCCCCACGACGCAGTCCAGGAGGTGGTTGTCCCGGCCCGGGATCAGCCGCCACTCGTCCACGATCCGCTGCTTCGACTCGACCCGCACCGGCACCTCGGCGGCGAGCTGCTCCGCAAGCATGTCGTGCTGACCGGCGTGGATCGTCCACCCCTGCGGGTCGCCCACCGGCAGCTTCACCCGGGCCGCCACGAACGTCTTCCAGGCGTTGGTGTCGAAGAGGATGTGCCGCTGCCGCTGGATCGTGCTCGTCCGCCAGTTGGCCCCGATCCGCTCGCCGCGGTCGGGGGCCTTGTCGCTGATCGTCTGGCCGCTCGCGCCCACGAACCGGCCGTGGGTCGGCAGCACCCGCGGCCCCCACTTGCTCCGCCGGGCGAAGTCGCGGATCACGCCCTGCGACTGTGCCCAGTTGGCGTCGATGCAAAGCTGGTTTACCCGCAGCACGGCATCGTCGGTCTCGCGGGCAAACTCCCGCTCGAGTAGGTCGCCCGCCAGGGCCTCCAGGCCCGCGTGGATCGCCGCCTCCACGTTCGCACCATGCACGAGGGAGAGCGTCTTCTTTGCATCGCGTAGGGTGAAATATGGGCGGCCTTGGTCCGGGTATGTGCCGTAGGCCACAACATGGCCTCGGAACTGGTGGCCCCAGGCGACCACGGCCCAGTAGAGGATCTCCTTCTGCACGTCCACGAACGCCGTGAGCGTGTCGAGGCCCGAGGGGACGGTCCAGCGTGGGACGTTGATGGATTTGGAGCGAACTTCGGCCGTCGTGATCCCGGACGAATCGGCCTCGTTCTTCAGCGGCTGCTGCTGGAACTCGCTCGCGAAAACGTCCTGGCCGTCGTCGATCAGAGCGTTGTAGGCGTGCTGGATCGCCGACATCTCACGCTCCGGGTCGAAGCACGAACTCCACGACACCTCGCAGCCCGCATCCATGGCCTCACGGTTGGCTTCGTAGAACGCATTCGCCTCCATGTGGGCGCGTTTTTGGTCGCCCACAACGTCCTTGGCGAACGTGGTCCGCAGTTCGCGGTACTTGTCCATCCAGAGGTCTTCGTGGCGGTCCGCGAACTTCCGCACCATCGGAATCCGCTCGCCCTGCCAACTCGGATGGCGGCCCGGGTCGAGCAGTTGGTCGACCATGTCGTCCGGGGCGATGACGGTGGCGTTCACGACACAGGCCATGCTGGTCGTGTGGCCAGAGAGTTTCATAACGCTCTTCAGCAGGATCTCCAGCCTGGCCTGGCACTGCACCGGCGAGCGAGCGCTTTCGCGTGTCTGCGGGTCGTCCACGATGGTGAAGTCTGGCCGCAGCTGCCGGCCGTCGGGGGCCTTGTGCCGCAGGCCGAGGATCGAGCCGGTCAGGCCGCGGCTGGTGATGATCGCCCCAGACGCGAGCGATCCAGGGATGGTCGGAAACACGACCGTGTCCTGAGTCCACTGAACATGAGTTCGCTCGCCCTGGTACGTCTGCGATGCACACCGCTGCGGTTTGCCTTCGAGGGCGCGGATGGCGTGGCACACCTCTGGGAAGTCTTCGTAGAGCAGGTCGTTGTCCGACAACTCGGTCTTCATCGAGCCGATCGCCTTGGTGGCCAGCGTCGACTCGGCCGCGAACACGGCCCCGAACTTCCTGTGGCCGTAGAGCACCGCCCACAGGCAGGCGTTTTCGGAGATCGTCGACTTGGCGAACCCGCGGTAGACGGCGTTGCAGAATCGGCCTCCGCCGAAGACGCAGTCCTGGATGCGGCCGATCACCCGCTCGTGGTCGGCCGAGAACGGCGAGAGGCCGGTCGAGAACGGGAAGTATTCGACCAGGAATGCCTTGAGGCTCGTGCGGCACCGCTCCCGCCGGGCCGGGTCTTTGATGGCGGGCAGTTCGCCGATGTCGGAGCCGCGGCGGGTCCGCTCGCGGGATCGCTCCAGGGCCGCCAGCCTGGCCCGCTCTGCCTGCCGTTTGCCCTGGTCGTCAGCCGGCACGGCGGCCGCAGATTTGGCTTTTGGGCTCATGGGAGGGAAGAGTCAGTGCAAAGGTGGATTTCGCAGCCGGGGCAAGCCGCGTGCCGCGGCGGGGAGGACCCTGCCCCCCCTCGGGGGGGCAGGGGGCAAACCCCTGTTTTTCCCGTGTTTTTCGCATGTCGCGTGCGTTTCGTGCCTGTTTTCTAGGGGTTTTCGCATCATCGCCCCCCATCTTCGAAGGCGGCCGCGATACGCACACTCCGTGCCAAATACCACTGAACCAGCAGACAGGCATCGGCCCGGCCGTCATCCTTCACCCGTGCGAACAGCCCCGCATCTGCGGGCCATGCCCGCATGGCGACTTGCCTGTGCTGTCCCTTGTCGCGTGACACCCCGAGGGCTTTGGTCCAGGCTTGCGGCCGCACCAGCGTTGTCGGGATCGCCAGAGCCGCAAGTACGCCCTCAACCAGCCCGAACGAACGCCCGAAAGAGAAAGCGGACGTTGCCCCTGTGCCTTGCACCCCTTGCACTTCCTCGAGCACGGCGTGGTCGATGGCGTGCTCGCGGAGCAGGGCCGCGAGCATGGGGGCACACACCCGCCGCTTGCCGCGGATCTCGACCGTTGGCATGTCGTGGCACACGACCCGCCCACCGTTGACGAAAGCGATAGCACCGCACACCCCGGGATCTATGCCGCAAATGTTCATTCGTTCACCACCCGCAGTGTACGCGACTTCCCGGGCTCCCAAATGACCCAGCCCTTCCGGTGCAGCAGCCGCAGGTGCTGGGCCACGGCGTTCGGCGTCGAGTAGCCCATGGCGTCCACGAGCTCGCGGATCGTGGGCGGGTAGCCCTGCTCGTTCGTCAGCCGGCCGATGGCCCGCAGCAGATCGCGTTGCCGCGGGGCCGGGGCGACCCGGCCGTGGGCGTCGCGGGGCTGGTTGGCGATGGCGTTCCAGGTCATCGGGCCACCTGCCGCTTCCTGGCCTTGGCCGCGAGGTACTCCGCCTGCCGGCGGGCACGCTCGGGATCAGCGGCCGCCCTGGCCCACTCGGCGGCCGCCTGGTCGGCCGACGGCCGCTCGCCGGCTGCCGCCGGCTTCGCCGTCCGCTCCGGGTTGATCTCGTCGTACCGGCCCTGGTTCACGCGCTTCACGAACCGCGGCCCGCAGAACTGCGGCAGCGAAACCTTCGTCTTGAAGAACTGGCAGCCCCGCAGCCGGCCGATGGCCACGATGGCGGCATCCAGCCACCCCGGCTCGGCCAGCCGTGCCACGGCCTCGTCTGGCGGGTCTGGCGGCGTCCACGGTGCTCCCGGCCCGTTCTTCCAGGCATCCCGCAGGGTTGCCCATTTTGACAGGTCCGGCTCGGCTCCCGCGCACGCGGGCGGAGGAGGAGGATATTCTTCTCTTCTCTTCTCTAGTGGCGCTTCTGTGGCGCGCGCAGCGCCACGGCAGCGCTCCATCCTGTTTTTCTTCAGTGCCCGGGCCTTGGCGGAGTCGCTGCAATGCCGGTCGAACCTGGGGAACGTCAGCCCTTGGCCCGTTTCCTCCAGCCATCCGACCCGCACCATTTCGCCCGCAAAGCCCTGGTGCCGGGCCGTCCGGTCCACCCAGGCGAGGCCCACGCCCTCGGCGTGCCCGTCCTCGGTGTGCCGGTCGGCCCAGGCCCATAGCCTGAACAGCTTCCCGATCACCGCGTCCTCATCGAGCCCGCAGGCCGACGCCAGCCGGATCACGGCCGGGTCGTCCGAGAGGTCGTGCCGCATTTTCAGCCAATCACCGGCCATCCGTGGCCCTCCTATAAGCCGCCTCCCGCCCCCCGCTCGCACTCCTGGCCTCGCCCTCGCGGACGATCAGCCCACCCCGTGACAACTCCCCGAGCCGCCGCGACACCGCGGCCACGGTCAGCCCGGTCCTGCGTGCCAGCTCGGTCTGCCCGGCCGGCCCGGCCTCGAGGGCCTCGAGGATCCGCGTGCGGTGATCGCCCGCGAACGTCGTGGCCTTGGCCGCGGCCTGGTGCGATGTCGCCGGGTCGGTGGGCCGTGCCAGCCCGCCGAACAGCGGCGTGGCGGCGAGCCGCTCCTGGAGCACGGCGTCGGCGGGGCGGTAGTAGTCGCTCATGCCTTGCCCTCCCTAGCCTCGCGAGCGATCCGCAGGACGCTGTCCTTGTTGATCCCCAGCCGCAGGCAGACCTGTTTCGGCGTGCTGCCCTGGCGGAGCAGCTGCATCACCCGCTCTCGGTCGATCCTGTTGACTCCTGGCATCGTGCCCTCCGTGGTGTATTGGCCGCGTGTCGTGCGGCAGACGGCCCGGGTCACCGGCATATGGCTGGGAGTGTTTGCCGCCGGCCCTGGACTGCGGAGTTACGTCGCGACCGCCGCTTGCGCTCTCCCCGTGGCCGATGCGTAGCAGCCACTTGCACGGCCGGGAGCGGCCGCTGTTCTCAGTCCCCGGTGTAATACAGCGGTGCCATCGGCCCCTGCCGCTGGCTCGCGATCGTGTGGCCCCAGCGGTCATCGAAGGCATCACGCACCGCCTCGGCGTCACGCTCCGGCCGCTGCCGCCGCATGGCGGCCATGGCGACCTGATTGCGGTAGCCTGCCGCGAGGTGGTGGTTCTCCGCGGTGATGATCCGATGGATCGCCACCTCGATCGGCCACGACCCTGCCGCTTCGATGTCGCTCATGCTTGGCCCTCCAGGCTGTCCGCCTCGGCCCGCAGCCGCTCGGCCTGGGCGAGCAGCCGGTGGCCGATCGCCTCGACCCTCCCGGCCGCAGCCCGGCTCGCGTCCGCGAGCGTGGTATGGAAGCCCTTGTCGGGCACGATCGGGCCGTGCGAAAGCCGCACCATCGTCTCGCCGTCCACCGTCACCGAATCGCCCGCGACGGTGTTGGTGTAGACGCCGCTCGTGCCGAAGTGCGAGTCGTACAGGTCGATCCTGAAACGCTTGCTCATGCGATCACCTGCATCGCCGAGCACGCCACCAGCGTGAGCAGCCAGAGGAATGGGATGTCGTCGGAGTTCGCCGCCGCCTTGTCAGCCTTTTGCAGCGGCGTGCGGGCCGCCTGCTGCTTCGGGGCCGGCGGCGGCTCCCGATACGCCTCGAAGGCCGGGGCCGCAGCCGGGGCCGCGAAGGCGTTGACGTAGACCACCAACTGGCCGGTGGTCTTGCTCGTCGCCTGCTTCGTGGTCACCGTCACCCGCCGGCCGACGATCTCCTGGTCGATCTCGGCCGAGCTCGGCAGGCCGAGAGCCTGGAGCAACTGGAGGGCCAGCTTGCAGTCCCGCTTCTCCGTCGGGTCGAACCACCGCTCCAGGTCTTCAAACGTGCCGTTGCTGTCCCGCAGCGTGACGATGATGCACTCCTGCCCGTCCCGCTTGCGGGTGACCGTCTTCACCTTGACGATCTCCACCTCGTGATCGCCGTCGCTGAACAGGCCAACCGAATCGTCGTCTCCGAACGTGTCGAACCTCATGTCTGCACCTCTGGGGTGTGGGGTGTACCGATCCTCGTGATGGCCGGGTTCGCCCGGCCCTCTTCAATCCCGATGTGGTAGGCCGCGAGCACCGCCTGGGTGGGCGACAGGTCGCCCTGGCGGAACTTGCGTTCCACGTCCGCGAGCTTCTCCGTGGCGGTGACGATCTCGGCCTTCCGCTTCGACCGCCACGGCGATTCGTCGTGCCAGGCCATCACGCCACCTCCTGGGGCTCGAGCTCGTTGTGCCGCTCGGCGATCGCGTCCCGCAGGAGCTGCTCCTGCACCGGCGTCAGTTCGCCGGTCGAGACGTAGCCGTCGATCTTGTCGCCGATCGTGCCCAGCGTGCGGACCGTCGCGGCCTTCTTGATGTAGTCCGCGATCCGGTCGAACAGCGGCGGCTCGGCCGGCTTCGTAGCCGCAAACATCGGGGCCAGGGCCGCGATGTTCATGGGCAACTCGGAGGCCAGCCCGTAGCGGTTCTTGGCGTCGAACGCCGCACACCTCTCGGTGAACATGTAGCGCTCCTTCCCGCCGACAGCCTTGGCCCGGCCGTCGGTTCCCTCCACCACCCGCGTGCGGTAGTTCAGGAAGATGAGGGCGTCGGCCCATTCCTTGATGAGCGGGCTCACCTGCTTCGACAGCTTCAACTCATGCCGGTCGTAGCCCTCGGTCATTTCAGGCGGGCTCACTCTCTTCACCGTCGAGTGGCCGACGAGGACCACGTTCATCCCGGCCCGCACGAGGTTGTCGAGCGAGTCAAGAAATTGGGCCATCTGCTCTGTGGCGATCACCCATCCCTTGCCGAACGGAAACGATTCGATGCTCGGCTTGTCGGCGTCCTTGCACACCTTTTGAACCAGCAGCCGCTCGGCCCAGTCGATCGAATCGACCACGAGCGTTGAGAAGCCCTGCCGGTCCACCGCGAGGGCCGCCACGGCCGTCTTCATCGTCTGCCAATCGCCGACCACCACCCGGGCAACGTCCAGCTGGTTCGTGCCGTCCTCGGTGTCGAGGATCAACGGGTCTGGGAACTGGCTGGCGAGCGTTGTCTTGCCGATGCCCTCGCCGCCGTACAGCACCACCTTCGCCGGTGCGGCTTGCTTGCCGCGAACGATCTTCATTCCCATCCCTGGCCTCCTTCTTCAACCATCTCCACCGCCGGCACGTCGTCGACCGCACTTGCGAGCCGTACCACAACCTCCGGCGGAATCTCGTAGACGCCCTTGCGGGCCGTGTGTCGCATCCGCAGCAGCAGGAGCCTGGCGGCCTTCACCACCTCGCACGCCCTGGCGTGGCGATAGACCAGCCGTGCCTCCTGTTGCCGCATTGACCTACTCGTGATCCCGATTGGCAGCATTCAGTTGTCCCTCCGTGATGACCTCGGGCAGTTCGTCGCGGCGGATCAGCACCGCCCGCGGGGCTTCGATGCCCAACTTGCAGTAGGGGCGGCCCGTCCCGATCCGGCGGATGTCGGTCACGACGACCTCGATCTGCTCGCCGTTCGGGCAGGTGAGCACCAGCCCCTCGCCAGCCTTCCGTGAAATCACAAGCACCGTTGATCTCCTTCCCGCTTCGTCAGCCCTGACTCGCGGGGGCCTTCCTGTTCATGCGGCCGCTCCGCGGCCGCTCCTTCCCACCGCGATCCGTCGCGGCGGTCTCCTGATTCGTCACGCGGTCCCCGGCCTGGCGGCCGCCGTCGATGACGGGCAGCACGCCATACCGGGGCTTGAGCGTTCGCAGTTCGGCGAGCCGGTGCAGGGCAGCCGGATCGTCGACCAGCTCTGCGGCGATCGCCTCGCGGAGTTGCGTCAACTCCGCGAGCGTGTGGCCGATCACGTCGTAGATGGCGAGCCGGTCGCCGGCGGCCAGCCGGCGGTCGAGGCCCCAGCGGATCGTGGCGTCGAGGGGGATGGCCTCGCGGCACCCCTCCGCGATCGCGGCCCGGTGGATCAGTTCCTCGGCGGCCCGGCAGACCTCGAGGATCAGTCCCGCTCGCCGAGCATCAGCACGGCCTCGGGGCAGTGCGGCGCCTGCCGCCGCCACTCGCCCATCTGCCAGCGGCTGCGGCGTTCCTCCTCCGACCATCCCATGCGGATGATCGCTGCCGCTGCGAGCACCTGTATCAGCGTCGGGTCGCTCTGCTTCTCGTGAAGCCCGCCCCGCTGTCCCGCTCGCTGCTCGCGTCCGTCCTTGAACATCGTCGCCTCCTTCCAGGGAGGCCGCGTCTCGCGTCCGTGCGTCCATCGGCGTCCCTCGCCAAGTGGTCCGTCGTCCGAAGTGGATGACGTTGGGGCGAGAGACTAAGGAAACTTGAAAACTATGTCAACGGGAGTTTTCAAGTTTTCTTGAATGGCCGAAAAACCCGGGCGTTATGCCAGTTTTTCGAGCTTGACGCCGAGAGCGGCCGCCAGCTTTTTGATCGTCGAGAGGCGCGGCGATTGGATCTTGCCGGTGAGGATCTGGTAGAGCCCGGCCGTTGTGATGCCGGCCTCCTTGGCCACCTCATCCATGTGCATCCCGGCCGCAGCGGCGAACCTCTCGATCTTCACGCCGAGCGGACACCGGCGAATTGTCCGCGGCCGCCCCCCGGCATGTCTGTCGCTGACGGTCGCCATTTTCACGCCTCCCTGCCCGATCCTTGACTCGCGCCACCCGCGAGGCAATCGTCGGTTGAAGGGCCGCCCCGGCGGCCGCTGGCTGCGGTCCACCGGGGAGGCCCGAATGGCGGGGGCAGGATTCGGGGGGCCAGCCCCCCAGCCCCTACAACCGGAACGAAAACGACACCGTTGGTCAACGCACGGAAGCGTGTCCTATCCATTTCCTGGAGGCACGCACCATGACACTCAACCAGTTTTTCACCGACTTCTACCGCCCGCTCCGCCTGCGGGGGCGATCGCAGAATACTTCGAGGCTGTACGGATGCACGATCCGCTGCTTCGGGAAGTTCCTCGGCCGCGAGCCGCAGCTGGCCGACATCGCAGACGAAATGACGCTGGCCCGGTTCGTCGATTGGCGGCAGGCCACCCGCTCGCCGTACTCGGCGGAGAAGGAGCGATCGCAGCTCATGGCCATGGCCCGGCTCGCGAACGAGCGGCGGATGATCACGTCGCTCCCGGCGTGCCAGCCATGCGTCCTGCCGGATCGGACGGCCTCGGCCTGGACGGAGGACGAGCTGCGGCGGCTGTTCGCTGCGGCGGCCTCGACGCCCGGGGCAGTGGGCCGGGTGTCTGCCGGCGAGTTTTGGGCCGCACTCGTGATGACTTGCTTCGAGACCACCGAGCGTATCGGCGCGATGCTCGACCTGGAGCCGCGGCATCTGCGGCGGCCGTTCCTCGAGGTGCCCGGCGAGATCAGGAAGGGAGGCCGGCGGGCTCGGGTCTACGAGCTGTCGGACGATCTGTGCGACCGGCTCGAGCGGCTGGCCCGCGTGAACCGCGACCGCATCTTCGCCTGGCCGCACCCGCGGACGTACCTCTGGGATCGCCTGAAGGACGACGTGATGAAACGGGCCGGGCTGGCCGGGAAGCGTCTGGCGTTTCAGCAGGTGAGGCGGTCGGCCATTTCACACATGGCCAAGGCCGCCGGTGATGCGGCGGCGATTCAGTTTGCCGGCCACGTTCAACCGGCCACGACGCGGAAGTGGTATCTCGATCCCAGGTTCGTGCCGCGGCCGCAGCGGCCGGCGGATCTCCTGCCGAAGTTGGATCAGAAGGACAAGCGTGGGTAGGATTCTGCCGCCCGAAAGGAGGGTGCTGTGTCCGACTGGAGTTTCCTTGATGACGGGGCCGACGATGGGACGATCCGCATCAACACCGGCCGGCGTCGGCCGACGCCAACGAAGAAGACGAAGACGTTCATCGAAAGCCTGGACGATGCCCAGCGTGGGCTCGACGGTTGTGCGAAGCAGCTCCGCGGTTGCGGGTGCCTGCTGATCATGCTCGGCCTTCTTGGCCTGGCCCCGTTCCTTCTCGCACTGCTGTGAGGCCGCATTGACCCCCGCCCGCAGCGTGCAATACTGCCTGCCATGAAGATCGACCCGTCCGAATACGTCCGCATCGGCACCGCCGCGACCCTGGCCGGCGTGACGCGGGCGTATGTGAACCGGCTCATCAAGGCCGGCCGGCTGCCCGCCGTGACCATCGACGGGCAGAACTTCGTCCGCCGGGCCGACGCTGTCCGGTTCAAGCCGCTCCCGCCAGGCGGGAAAAAGTAGCGGTTTCCCCGGGGAAAACGCCCCAAGTATTTTTTTGGGTGAAGGACTGGACGCACGGTATCCGATTGGATACAGTAGGGGCATGACGCGGGCGATTGAGACCCGCGGCCGACAACCGGGAGACGAAACGATGAACGCCGCCTTCACCATCACCGAGCCCAGCAAGACGATGCAGGACACGCTCAAGGTTCTGGAAGACGCCCGTGGCTGGAAGTACCCGATCAAGCCGGTAACGTGCCGCACCGAGTCTTTCGCCCGCGAGCTCGCGGCGGCCATGGACTTCTACTACGGCGGCCACGAGTTTGACGCTCGCCGCGACATCGACGGCGGCATCGTCTGGGTGGTCAGCAGCAAGGGCTACTACCACTACATCGGGGCTTGAGCGACACAAGGTGGGGCCACCCGGCCAGCCGACAGGGGCAAAACGGGTGGCACTTTAAAACACCACAGGAGTTCAAACCATGACCGCCCTCGAAGCCCGCATCGAATGCCTGCCGACCGACGTGCTCGTGAACATCTGCCGGGCCATGATGTACGACTTCCGCGATGAGGCCGACACCGTGTTCGCCGCCACAATGAAGGAGCTCGAGCGGCGGCTGCCTTCGGCCGAGTTCATCGCCTTCTGCGGTGAACTGGAGGCGGCCGTATGATCGCCACGCTCTACCGCATGACCAGCGGCGAATGCCGCTGGATCGGCCGGCCCGACATTCACGTCTACTGCTGGGCACCGTGCGACCTCGTGATGATGCCCCACGGCCGCAAGGGCTGGCAGCGTCGGCCGCCCGTGTTTCAGGTCGTGACCGCCACGGCCACCACCGATTGGCTCGACGCCCCGACCGCCGCCCGTGAGATCGAATCCCTTCTTGCCCAGGAGATCGCAGCATGACCCCCGACATCGAACATCTCGCCGATCTCGGATGCCGGTTCGTCCGGCTCGCCCGCCGAGAGAAGCGGCCCCTCGGGGCCGGCTGGCAGACCAAGGCCACCGGCGACATGGAGGCCGTCGACTCCTGGTATGCCGCCGGCTCGAACATCGGCCTCCTCCTCGGCCCCGCCTCCGGCGTGGTCGATGTCGAGTACGACGACCCCGCCGGCCGGGAGCAGCTGGCCGCGCTCGGGATCCTCGACATCCCCACGCCCACCTGGCGGTCGGCCCGGGGCGAGCACCGACTGTTTCGCTGGGAGCCGTGGATGCCGGCCTCGGCGGTTGTCCACGCTGACGACCTGGAGATCCGCATCGGTGGCCGGGCCGCTCAATCGGTCCTGCCGCCGTCGCGGCACCCGGATGGCTCGCAGTACCAATGGATCATCCGCCCGGTAGACTGCCCCGTCGCGGCGTTCCCGGCCCAGCTGTTGGCACAGGAGGTTTTCGCATGAGCACCCAGGACGAATCCTACGAGTTTTGTTTCACCCTCGCGGAGATGGCCGTGGTGGTCGAGGCGTTGAAGGGCCTCGCCAGGCAGCATTCGTCGATGGCGACGACGTGGCTGATGCTCCAGCAGGACAGAAACTATGAAGAACAGAAACTTCGCCGCCGGTCCGACGAAGAGGCGAAGGCCGCCGCGACGGCCTACGAAGTGGCTCGCATCATCGAGCAGCGGATGAAGAGGATTCGGGCGAATCTTGCCGAGCCGCCGGAGGTGGAGTGATGAGCAACTGGAGTCCAACCTACAAGGCCGTGTGCGACATCTGCGGCGAGACGCAGGAAGTCAGCAACTATGGAGACTGGGCCTGCCGCAAGTGCGGACAAGGCTACACCTATGACGAGTGCCACCAGATTCGGCTCACGGATTCCCAGTGGGCGTTGCTGCGGAACCCGCCGCGATGGATTCCCGTCGAGGAGCGGTTGCCGGAACACGGTGAAGAAGTGCTCGCGTACTTTCCCCCACAGCCCTACTGCCCAAACCCAATTGTCGGAGAAGCCGTCCACGCCGGCAAAGGCAACTGGTCTACGGAGCATGGTGGGTGGTTCCATGTCACCCACTGGATGCCGCTACCCGAGCCGCCGGAGGTGACGTGATGCCCCGCCTGAACTGGTCCTCCCTCGTCCACACCCTGGTCCTGATCCGGCTTGGCCAGGAGCTTGGCACCGACTCCCGGCTGGCCCGGGCCATCCACGACATGATCGAGTTGGTCGTGGCGTTCGGGCGGTGAAAGTCGTGCCGCGCCCCGGGATTCACCCCCACCCGGGGCGCGGCTGCCGGCTGCGAATGGGGGCTCGCGCCGGCGTATGCGGTGCCGTCAGTCTACTACGGTCTCCATCTCCCGCAGCGTCTCCCGCCACGACGGATCCCGCCACCACAGGCCCAGGATCACATGGCAGATGTTGCTGACCGTGCCGCCGAGGATCATCGGCCATAACGGCCCGACGCCGTGGATGGCCTCCCACCGCTCGCGGACCTGTGCCCGCACGAGCGTCATGGTGTGGTCGATGTCTTTGTGATTCGGCCCGCCCAGCCGCTCGATGTCTTCAAGGTGAATATGGGGCCAGTACCGCACGACAAGCCGCGTCAGTTCGTCCACGCGCCAGCTTTGGGCGTACTGAACACGGGAGGCCAGGACGTGGCGGACATGGGCCTGGAGGGCTTTGAGGTTGTCCATCATCGCCTCTCGATCACCTGCCGGATTTCCTTTTGCCCGGCCGCCAGCTCTTCGAGCGTGTCGGCCTGCCGCTCCTGGGCCTTGGACAGCGTAGCGAGCGTGTCGCTCGTGGCCTGGAGGAAGGTGGTGTGCGATTCGACCACCGGCACAAGCACCGTCTCGTGGAGGGCCACGGCGGCCATCTGGCCCCACCAGCCGATGACGCAAAGCACAAGACACGGAAACCCGAACTCCCGCAGGAGCTTGATCGCCACGTCCACCATGTCGCGAGTCTGCTGTGTCACTGCTGCCCCCTCGAATCAAGCCATCTCTGGACCAACACCTGAACGATTGCCGAGATCGCCCACGCGATCACGAGCGTCATAAAGGCGAAGCCGTCCCGCTCGTGGTAGTGCTGGCGGACGCGAGCCTCGACCCGCTTGCGGAGGTCGTCGCCATGCACGACCACGGCAGACAGACCGGCGGCACGGACGGAGGCTTCGTATTCGCCATGCACCGCCGCCAGCTCGTCCGCCGCCACCCGCACGAGGGCATCGCACCGCTCCCGGCCTAGCATGGCCCGGCGGAGCGGGTTCTTCGCGAGGCCACGCCAGGCGGCATCCCGGGCGGCTTGCAACTCGGCGTCGGTCATTTCGTTTTGCATCTCCCATCGGAGCAGGCGACCGCTTCGGCACCCGCGAGGAACGCCGCCACCCGCGTGGAGCAACTGCCGATCGTGCGGCCGTTTGCCGAGCCGAACAGCACCCCGGCCACATGGCCGTCGGCGTCCAGCATCGGCCCGCCGCTGTCGCCCTGCCGGGCGGCGGCCTTCATCTCCACGAGCTGCGGCTGAACACCCCGGCCCCGGCCCGGCGAGGCGTAGAGCGTCACCGCTCCGGTCTGCTCGAGGTACTTGCCGTCCGGGCCGTAGCCGGCGATCGTCAGCGGGTCGCCCACGCGCGGGGCCTGCACCGCGACCGGCACCGGGGCGGCCGGCGGGTTCGTCACCGCCAGGGCCGCGAGATCCCACACGGTATCGGTGCCCTGCACCTTGGCCGGCGTGATCTTGCCGCCGGGCCACTTCACCACCACGCCGTCCTTTCCGTCGCGGATGACGTGCCAGTTCGTCACGATCACGCCATGCGAGCCGGTCACGCTCACGAGCACCCCGCTGCCGCTGTGCCGCACATTGCCGTCGGCCGCCGTCACCCGCACTACCGCCGCCCGGTGGGCGGGCTCGGCAGCCACCTTGTCGGGCACCTCGCCGCTGCCGTCGCACACGGGGCAGGGGAGCCGCACCGGGGCCGGCCCGACGATCCGCTCGCCGTGGCAGTTGGGGCATTCAGCCCCGGCGGCGATCGCCGCGAACAGGGCCAGGAGGATGGCGAGCGTTCGCATGGTCACCCGGCCGCCGGCCGGCTCCAATCGTCGGGGAGGGTGCAGCTGGCGATGGCGAATGATCCACGCCAGGCCGATCGGGCGGTCCGTTCGGAGTCGTACCTGACCACGTCGTAGCTGTCGGGGTAGGCCATGAGCCGCTGATCGGCCACCCACCGAGCCCACGGCACCGCGTGGCCCTTACGGCCCACGCTCACGACCAGGCCGTGCAGCACGCAACAGACGGCCTCTTCGTAGGACTCGGGGAAGATCACCTCCAGCGGGCGAAACATCCGGGCCGTCTCCTGCCAGCCCTCGGGGAACCGCGAGACCGGCACCCATTGGCCGCCGCTCTGGTTGCCGTTGCCCTTGCCGCTCGTGCCCGTCAGCGAATGCCGGAAGGCGTAGTCCCGCGGCTGCACCTTGTCGGGCAGCATCCCCCGGCGGACGGCGATCTCCAGCACCTGCCGGACGTTCGCACCGCCCCAGCGGTCCGGGTTGGCCTCGGCGTAGACGCTCAATGGCGACAACCAAACGCTGCCGGCCGCCCCCGACTCGGCGTACCGCTCGCCCACCTGCGGGCCGCCGTAGATCAGCCCGCGTGCCCGGTTGCGGGCGGCTTCGAGGTTGGCCCGCAGGGAGTGGGCCGTGCATTCGTGGGTCGGGTGCTGGTTCGTGAACCGGTCGAGGTAGTTCATCGCCCACAGACCATGCCGGTCATTCTCGGCCGCCCGCTCGGCCCACTCGCGCGGCTCGATCCACATGGCCCGGGGGAACTCCCGCGAGGCGTTGCCGCAGGCGTCCCGCAGGGCGTCGGTCGTGTCCTCGGCCGCGAGGTGGTCCGGGTAGCCGTCGTGCTCGGCTGGGAAAACGTCGATCAGTTTCTGGTCGATCACGGCACGGCCCTCACGACGGCATCGGCATCGGTCGGGGCCTTCACGATCGCCAGCACGGTTGAGCCCGACAGCACGACCAGGGCCGGGAGGCCCCGGGCCTTGGCAGCCTCCACCGCGGCTCGGTACTGGTCGGGCACCTCGCCGTCGCCGTCGGTGGCATCGGCCTCCACGAGCGTGGCCAGAATCTGCCGCTCACGGTTCAGCCGGTTGAGGCCGACCGTGACGCCGGGCGGCACGGCCGTGGCGTCCTTCTCGTAGACGTAGGCCGCCCCCGTCGCGGTCTTTGCCACGACAGCGGTGCCGTGCCACGCCGGCAGCGGGCCGGCGAGGAGGATCAGCCCCAGGGTGAGCAGGACGAAGGGCCTCACGGCTTGACGGGCTCCGCGGGCTTCAGGAGCTCATGCGTCAGCTGCTCGCACACCGCCACCGCCTGGTGGTGGCCCTTGTCCCGCAGCCGGGCCGCGAGGTCGATCACGAGCCGGAGATCGTCGACCGGTGCCCGCTCGCGGGCCGGCTGGGCCGCCCGGACCCGTTGGGCCAGCACGACCACGGCGTAGATCACGAGGCCGACACCGGCGGCAGCCTGGAGGTATGGCAGGACGTTCACGGGGCGGGCTCCTGGGGCAACGTGTCGAGGATGTCGAGGATCTCGCGGACGAGGGCCACGCCCTCCTCGGTGTGCAGTACCGCGGCCAGCCGCTTGGCGAGCCGGTCGTCCAGCCGGCTGGCGGTCCGCGAGGCGGCCCACTCCAGGCCGTCGGCCACCACCTGCGAACGCTCGCGAACGTCGGCCGCCGCGGCGTACCGCCGGGCGTAGCCGATCGCCGGTGCCCACTCGCGGAGAAGGCGGATCTCGGCCAGCATCACGCCACCCCGCGGACCAGAGGCAGCACCTGCTCTACGGCCCCGGCCGCGATGGCCAGCACGAGCGACCGCACGGCGGGCTTGGCGATCACCCACAGCGGCCAGGCCAGCGTCGGCACCGCCTTATCGGCCAGGGCGTCGAAGAGTTGGCCGACCGCGTCGACAACGGCCGCTTTCTTCTGCGCGCCGGTCATCGTGACCACGCCGTCGTAGGCTTCGGTCAGCAGCCGCAGCAGGGCGACCATCAGCTCACCGAACTCCCGCCAGGTCAGCCCGTCGGCGGCCGCGACCTTGGCCGTCTCGATGAATGCCGCCGCCTTGCCGAAGGCGGAGGTCGAACCATTGGCGGCCACGGTCAGCGGTGCATCGGAGATCATTGGATCTTTCCCTCTTCGTAGAGCTGCTTGGCTTGGGCGACGGTGCAAAACGGGACGATGGCCTTCGATGGATCACCGGCCCCGGCGAGCTCGAGGGCCAGCCGCTGCCAGAACGTCAGCGGTTCGGCCCGGCGGCTGGTGATCGCCCCGACGCCGACCCGTGACGAGGTCGGAACGTGAACGTGATGTGCCGACTCGCCTGCCGGCGCGATGGCCTCGCGACCGCGGGCCGTGTGCCGAAACTGCGAATCCTCTCGGGTTCTCACGGCCGCGTTCCTTCTCCCACCATTGTACGGGCGTCCAGTTGTGCCCCGGGCCGCGGAGCGCCCACGGGGTGGTCGGTCCTTGGGGTTCAGCCGGCCGGGAATGGGAGGGCCAGCTCGACCAGCATCCGCGTCTGCTCAAGCGGGCCGCGGTTGTCGATCACGCGGTCGATCAGGTGGGGCGAGATGCCGGCTTCGCTGCTGTGGGTGTGGTGCGTCTCTTGGTCACGCTCCACCAGCCACACCTCGCCGCCCTGGTTGCGGATCCACTCGGCCTCGTTGTCGAAGCGAACATCCGAGAAAACGATCGTGCCGCCGTAGGTTTCGATCCGCCGTTTTGCGAGCCGCAGCCAGATGTCTTGTGCCACCATGCCGCGGCCCCACTCGGTGCCGAGCGTCTGCATCAACTCCCGCGGGCTCTTGCCGAGCCACTTCAGAGGCGTTTCCTTGTTCCTCCGGCTGCGGAGCATGTCTTCTGGCACGCCAAGCATGGCGGCCAGCCCTTCGTAGAGCGGGTCCGCAAACCCGAACACGGCCGCCCCGGGGATCATCTCGGCCACGGTGTTTTTTCCGGCCCCAGCCCGGCCGGCGATGCCGATGATCCGGCGGCGGT